CTCCCCTCTGCGCGCTTTTCTAAAGATCTCATTACTTTGCCGACAAAGCTCTTCGGCGTCGAGAGCTTTCCGAAGTGCCACCTTCTCCTTATCGATGCCGATCTCAAGATCGGTGATCTTTTGGAAGAAGGCAAGGGCTTGCCTGCAGTGCTTCACAGCATGCGCAGTAAGGCCTGGCTCTTCGTAATCGAACTCGAACTCACACAACCTGCGAATCTGGTCAGAGCGGATCAATTCCGCAATAAGTTGACCTTGTTTGCAGCCGCTTTCCCAAGCGGTGGCCGCGTGTGATAAGGCTAACTCCCTATAACAATCGAGAGATTCGTTAGGGGTTAATTCTTCCAACCAGTGCGATGATTTTCGCATACATTTTCTCCATAAGAGTAAAGATCGGAATCCCGTCTACAAAGACGTAGAGGGACATTAAGATGGAGGCAACAGCTAGTCTAAATCTATCAACGCGTCGCCGCGGAGATAACTTAAACTTACGACTGCCTTCACGGGATAGCATTACCCGGTTTCAGTTAAGAAACTTGCAGGAGTTGATCAAACAACTCCGGCGCGGGTCCGGTAGTAACCGGTGCGACCGAGGTCGAAATGTTCCCCATAATGTTGACAGCGAGTTGTCGTGCAAGACGACGTCCCGTGACAACACCACGCTCATGGAAGTAACCGACGGTCTCGACAGTATCGACATACGCCACCTTTGGGGGTGCCGTATAACCGCTACTGTTCTGGCCAGAGATCGATTCCATTACAGGGACTTCAGCACGTGAAGTCACCCGGAACACACCACTGGGAAGCTTGCGCTTCGTCATGGTGAGACGAACCTGCGCATAGTCGGGAACGCCGGTGAGGCTTTCCTTCCAACGCGCAGTGATCGTGCCATCCGGATCACGGACGACTGACTCCCCCACCAAGGTGTGGGAGACCGGGGTTGCTGCTCCGTCATAGACGGTGATGTTGGCTTGTTGGCTCATACATCCTTCGAAATACCGGAATACCGGCGATGGTTAATTGAGCTCCTGGGACCCAGGGTTACTCAACGAACTCTCAACCCCTGTAACAGGGCGAGAGCGTTTACGCAGTGCTCCCAACTAGCAGCCTTCGATAAAGGCTTAAAGCTGGGAAGCGGGACAGAAGGGAGGTTTGCTCCGATCAGCCTAGCCATAACTGCTGCCGAGTTTCGGCAGTTGTTCCCACCTCCCATCCCTTGAACAGGGGTAGTAAAGGAGGTATTCAGGGTCGTCGTAATGACACTTGCCTGAGTACAGCTTGTGAAGGCTCGAGCGTCGAGGTATTGCCCGACCGGTATAAACCAGTCGATAACAAAGCTCCACGGCAGAAGTTCCCAAGCAACTGATGCGGGGTTAAGAAGCCCCAACTGAGCGGGAATAGATCCTTTCTCAGACACAGTTATAATCATCCGCTTCTTCGATTTAAGAATCGAACTCGAAGTGGCGGTACGTCCGTCAAGGGCGGGGTCCAGCTGAACAACTTTTGGCTGAACGTCCTCCTTCTCTACTTTCGCAGAGTAACGGGTCTGCAAGGGTGCAGACAGAAAATGCGCAAGAGATTGCGCTGCGGCATTAACATCAGATAATAATGGCCGCCACCCGTACTGGATTTCCAACCAGTGACGGGACATAGCATCCTGCGTAGGCCTGAACGGCTTAAACGTAGAATAAGGCTTGATCGGCTTACGCGATGTGCCTTCGATTAAGGACCTTAGACTGCCAGCGAGGTCACCCCGTTTAAGGTGGTGAAGACTCTTGGCAATCCGAGTCGCAGAATCGGCTATTAGATTAAGGGTTTGATGACCCTCACCGAGGGCGATTCCAGCATTGAAATCGGATCCCCTGACTTTTTCTGCTAATTTATTCAGCAGTTTTATGTCATCATTCGCGGTCAACAAGTTGGTCGGAGACCGATATACAGCAAACCAGGCCTGAATGGCCCTGGTACGCGACGAAGTGTCATAAAGCTGTACAAAAGTTACTGGTTCATCGCTGAAATAGTAACTAGCCAAGTTGTAGGAATGAGGCTCGTTCCGAGCGCGTTTGGGTGGTCTGCTGAACGCAGAATGCCCTCGCATCCGGAACTTCTTACCCTCGCGGGTGATTATCCAAACAGGATCTTTCACATATTCGACTTTTGGTCGATCTGCGCCAGTCCAACTCCTACTGATATAAACTCCGTAGGGGTTTCCGTTAGGGTCCAAACCCCAACGGTCGTTTTGGACAATACTTCCAACAGTCATCATATCTCCTTCACAGGAGGACAGTTGGAGGACACCGTCTGACATTTCCTCGAGAATGGGCCTGGGCCAATGCTCACCAAAACTACGATTGAGTACGTAGTTCGACTGGTTTGCGACCGAAGGATGCACATACCGAGAATATTCAAACGGATAGGGCGGAGAACAACTCCGTCCTAACCCGCCTCAGCCCAGCTGATCAAGCTGGGAATACCAGATAGTTACTCTGGTCTCGAAGTAAGTGCCTTCCGAAAGGAAGACATAAAGCGTTAATTCGCCTAATTACGAGAGACGGCATATCGAGAAAACCTCGATATGAGAGATGTAACTCCGGGTGGTTCTCACCTGGAG